TCGGGTCGGCGCGCTTGGTGCGGGTGACCCAGCCTGCTTGCTCGGCATAGCGCAGGGATGCGCTCACGTTGTTGGGCTTCATGTCCCACTTGATGCCGACGTCGTGGGTTGTCAGCTCTTCTTCGGGGTTGCGGGCAAAGAACACCGCCACGTGGGTGACGATGCTCATGTGTTCCCCCTTGCGCGGATGGCGGCTGCTGCCTTGGTGCCGTAAATCTTGATTCCAGTCCCGAGGTGCATATCGCAAACGGTCTCTTTTGCCACCTTCGCGCACGCTTCGCGCTCGGCCTCCACCTCGATCTGAATCTCGCGCTCGTAGCTCTGCTGCTGAAGGGCCAGGGTGCGTTTGAGTTCGTTGACCTCCGCATGCAGTCGGCGCAGTTCGGCGGATGCTGCATCAGCAACAGCACCCGGCTCAGATTGCAGTATTTCTGCCAAATATAGGGCGGTAGGTTGTTTACTCATGTGTTCTCCTTGATCCCATGCGCGGCCTCGATGGCGCGGGCGTATTCCCGGTGCTCCCAATCTGCGGACATAGGCTCACGCCATAGGCGATCGAGCTCCTCAACGCTCAGGGGCTCGCGGCGGGGTGGGTGGGTGTAGAGGGGGCAAGAAAAGCGATCAACATCGCGCTCCGGGGCGTGAGACTCAAGCCAATGGGCTCTGCACACTTCGCCGCTGTTCGGGTCCATCCACGCCACCGGCTCCTGCTCCTGCTCCGTCGGCGTACCGATGCTGACATCGCCCGTCACCGGGTCAATCCGCATGCGTCCGTGCGTTTCTTGCTCCACGCGGCGGGCTTGTTCTGCATACGGCAGCTCCAGCGCGGCCCCCAGAGCGTCCATTGCCTCACACAACAGCTTCATTCCTTGCTGGTCTTGCCACGCCTCCAGCGCCTGCTGGGCTGCGGTTCTCAGGTCGCTCATACCAACACCCCCACAACGAACGCAATCACGCCGACAAGGACAACAACGCACAGCCCCAGCACCACCAGGGTGCCCAAGGATTCAGGGGCGTCATCAATGCCGACCTCGGTTGCGGCTTCCGCCGCCTCGGGGTAGCGGCCTTGTTGGTCAAGGCCTTTGGGTAGTTTCTTCATGCCGCACCCCCACCAAACACCAGCACCACAGCGCCAGCGCACGCCACCAATCCGATGGCGAAGATCAGAGCGTCGATGACCTCCAACCTCCAGAACTCTAGCCCGTAAAAATTGGACTCGTCCTGACCGACCTCGGTTGCCGCTTCAGCGGCTTCGGGGTAGCGGCCTTGCTGGTCACAGCCCTTGGGCATGCGGCGGACGGTCGGCTCAGTGCCGTCGTCGAAGATGTAGGTTTCTTCTTTCATGCACCCTCCCCAGCCAACGTGGCCTTCAGACGTTCGATGCGGTTCTGGTGGTACGTCACCATCGCCTCGGCGTACTCACGGGCGCTGTGAGCCTCCAGCAGGGCTCGGCGGGCCTGGTCGTACTCTTGCGCGGCCAGCACTTCCGCAGACGGCGGCTGGTACAGCGACTTGATGGTCTGCCACATGCTCACTTGATTGCCTCCTTCAGAATCTCCATGCGTTCCCGCGCAGCGCGCAGGACGGTGTAGCGTTGATGCAGCCGCTCCAAGATGGTGACGCGGCGCAGCGTCTTGCGCTCCTGCTCCAGCAGAGCGCTGACCTCTTGCTCAGTCTTGCTTGACAGGTGCTCGTTGAGCCATCGCCAGTTCATGCTTCTTCTCCAGTGTGTTGATGGTGACCAGCACCCTATGCAGCCTGCGCTGCGCCATGTTGAACGCCTTGAGCGCGATCTTGTGCTCGGCCCGCGCTACCTTCAGCCGCTCCGTGATCTTCTTCACTTCAATGCCTCCAAGGCCAGTTGGGAAAGGGATTGCTTGTCGTGCAGCGCCGCCCAGATCTTCTGGTCCACGGTGTCTGCAGTCAGCAGGACGTAGTTCCACACGTCACGCGCCTGGCCGCTGCGGTGCAGCCGCCCGATGGTCTGCTCGTACAGCTCCAGCGACCACGGCAGCGACAGCCAGATCATGTGGTGCCCGCCGTGCTGCAGGTTCAGCCCGTGGCCGGCGCTCTTGGGGTGGATAGCCAGCAGCCGCACTTGGCCGGCGTTCCAACCCTTGATGACGTCCCACTTCTCGTCCATCGCCGCCAGCGTGGGGTAGCGCCTGCGCAACTCGTTCAACTCCTCGACGTAGTTGTAGACGACGATGGTGTTGGCGTGCTGGTTCTCCGACAGGATGTCGTCCAGCGCGTCGAACTTGTGCGACGACAACCAGCGCGGGCCAAAGTCGGTGTACAGGAACCCGCTGGACATCTGCTGCAGTTTCTGCGTGACCACCGCAGCGTTCTGCGCGATGGTCGTCTCGTTGCCGAACTGCAGCACAAAGTCCTTCTTCATCTTCTTGTAGTCGTCCATCGCCATGCTGCAAAGCATTTCCACCGTGTGCAGCGGGGGCAGCTTGTCCTTGTACTCGCCGGGCTCCAGCACATAGGTGGCCGGCTTGATGCGCTGCATCACGGCGGGCAGCGAGCCGGGCCGGGGCTCCCACTCGGTGTGCGTGCCGCGGTTGTTCTGGTAGAAGTATTGCTGCATAAACGCGCCCTTGCTGCGGCCCAGCAGGCTCTGGTCGATCACCTTGCACTGGCCGAAGACGTCCTCTAAACCGTTGCTGGTGAACGAGCCGGTCAGGCCCCAACGGATTTCGACGGACTTGATGACCTTCTCAAACGCCTTGAAGCGTTTGCCGCTAGGGTTCTTCAGCCGCGTCAATTCGTCGAACACTACGCCCGTGAAGTCGGACAGGTCAAGGTCGCCTAGCCACTGCAGGTTGTCGTAATTGATGACCACCACATCAGCGTCGGAGTACAGCGCGGCGATGCGTTGCGCTGGCGTACCGACCGCCACCCGCACGCGCAGCGATGGCGCCCACTTGGTGGCCTCCACGGGCCAGACCGAAGTGACCACCCGCAACGGCGCGACGACGAGGAAGCGGATGTTTTCTGCAGCCACCAGATCGCGCATGGCCGTCAGCGTGATCGCTGACTTCCCTGCACCAACCGGCGCCAACACCATCGCCCGGTCGTGCTCGTACAGGAAGTCAGCGGCTTCCTCTTGGTAGGGGCGCAGTTTCATGCCGTCACCACATAGCGCAGGAAGTTGTCCACATCACCGGCGCCGTAAACGCAGCAGTAGTTGCAGCCCAGTGCCTGCGCTTCGCGCTTGAACACCTCTTGCAACGGCGACAGCTTGCCGTTGTCGGTCTTGACCTCCGCAAACCACACGCGGCCACCAGGCAACACGACCAGACGGTCGGCCACACCACGGTGAGCGGGCGATACGAACTTGTACGCCTTGCCGCCGAGGGCTTCGACACCCTTGACCAGCCTGCGTTCGACATCTTTCTCAAGCATCGGCTTCTCCGAAATTTTGTGTTTGTCCATGTCCGTAACTTTACAGCGGCAAAAAGTCTTGTGCAAGTCTTTTTTGTGCGATACACTGCAAGCCTCATCAGTTCACTGGAGTTCACATGCAGCACAGTAAAGTAGTCGGCGGCTCCTCCGCCAAGCGCGTCATCAACTGCCCAGGCAGCGTGGCGCTGGTCGCCAAGCTGCCGCCGCAGGCATCGTCCAAGTACGCCGAGGAGGGCACGCTCCTGCACGGCTGCATGGAAGACCTGCTGGCCGACGGCGAGATGGGTGACGTGATCGCCAAGCACAACCTGACGCCCGAGCAGGCCGAGAAGCTGCGGTTCTGCCTTGACGCTCTGGATCAGATTGACCCCGATCAGAAGATGCAGTTCGTCCAAGAGGTCGAGGTCGAGTTTGAGGGCGTCAAGGCGCTGGAAGGCGTGTTCGGCAACGCTGACCTGATTGGCCGCATCGGCGACCGCGCGATCATCCTTGACTGGAAGTTCGGCGACGGCGTGATGGTCGAGGCCGAAGAAAGTGAGCAGGGTCTGTTCTACGCGGCGGCGGCTCTCAAGACCAGCAAGGTGCAGTGGGCGTTCGACGGTGCGACCGAGGTTGAGATCGTCATCGTGCAGCCGCCCCATGTGCGCCGCTGGGTGACGACGTTCAAGCGCGTGCATGATTTTGAGCGTGAACTGGTCGCTGCGGTCAAGTGGGCGCAGCGCCCCGACGCGCCCGTCGTGATCGGCGACCACTGCCGCTGGTGTACCGCCAAGCCGATCTGCCCGCAGGTGTCTGGTGCCATCGACCGTGTGACGCATACGGCGCTGGCCACGGTGGACCCCGAGGCGCTGGGCCAGGCGCTGGCGCTGGCCGAGCGGCTGGAGGACTTCATCGCTGACGCTCGCAAGCTGGCGCAGGCGCGGCTGGAGAAGGGCATGCCCGTGCCGGGTTATAAACTGGTGCCCAAGCGGGCGACCCGGCAGTGGGCCGATGACAAGGGGATGCACGTTGTCTGGCTGAACGTCGGCATCTGCCCCACTGTCTACCAAGAAATCAAATTGCGCAGTCCTTCTCAGATGGAGAAGGTCTGCAAGGAGCAAGGCGTCACGTTTCCGGCCAATCAGGTCGTCAGCGTGTCGTCCGGCAACACCCTCGCACCGGAGAGCGATCCCCGGCCTGCGGCGGTGCTCATCGGGCAGCAACTCGTTGCGGCCCTTTCTAAACTGAAGTGAAAGGTTCAATCGTGTCCAATATCGTTGCGTTCTCTCAAGCCGGTCTGCCGGCAGTTTCCTCCCTGTCCACGGCCCTGCGCGCCATCGCACCTGACGTGGGCTCTGCCACCGTCATCGTGAAGATGGACAAGACCGGCCACTGGGTGTTCGGCGCGGATCAGACCGAGGTGGAAGACGGCTCCCTGTGGGCCGTCAATCCCTTCAGTTTCGTCCACGGCTTCATCGCGTGGGGTGAGGGGGAGGTGCTGGGCGAGAAGATGGTCGGCATCACCCAGCCGCTGCCCGAACTCGACGTGGCGCCCCCCGGCGCCAAGCGGGGTTGGGAGGCACAGGTGGGGTTCTCTCTGAAGTGCATCAGCGGCGAAGATGCCGGCATGGAGGCGCGGTATACCGTGACTTCTGTCGGCGGCAAGCGCGCAGTGCAGACGCTGGCGGTCGAGATCGCCACTCAGGTGGAGAAGGACCAGACCAAGCCGGTGCCGGTGATCGTTCTTGGCAAGGATCACTACCAGCACAAGAGCTACGGGCGCGTCTACACGCCCGAGTTTAAGGTGCAGCACTGGGTCGGCATGGACGGCGCGGCTGACGAAGCCGAGACGCCTGCCGAGGCGCCCGCCGCCGAGCCGGCACCGACTGGCCGTCGTCGTCGCGCGGCCTGAGAGTGAGGATGGCCCTTCGGGGCCATCTTTTTTATGACCATCTGGATTGACTTCGAAACCCGCAGCGCCTGCGACCTCACGGTCGCGGGCGTTTACAACTACGCGCAGGACGCAAGCACAGAGGTGCTGTGCATGGCGTACGCGCATGACGATGAGGAGGTACAGGTCTGGACACCAGACCAGCCGTTCCCGCTGTCGGTCAGGCAGGCCGTGCTGGCCGGTGAGCGCGTCTACGCTCACAACGCGGCGTTCGAACGGCTGATCTGGACGTATGTCCTGTGGTCAGACCACAACGCGCCTGTCCCTAAGCTGGAGCAGTTCGTTTGTACCGCTGCGCAGGCCCGCTCTAACTGCGCGCCGGGTTCGCTGGAGGACGTCGGTCGGTTTGCCGGCGCCAGTATGCGCAAGGACCACAAGGGCGCTGCGCTGGTGCGCAAGTGCTGCATCCCGCCGTTCAAGCACACCGAGCAAGACCTGGCCGACCTATTTCAATACTGCGCGCAGGACGTCCGTGCGATGCGGGCCATCAGCAAGGCCCTGCGTCCGCTGTCTGCCGAGGAGTTGTCCGACTACTGGGCGAACGAGCGCATCAACGACCGTGGCGTGCTGGTGGACGTCGACCTGGCCAAGGCCGCGCAGACCTACGCTGTGGAGGAACTGGACGCCATCCAGCAGGAGGTGCGCGAGGTGACGGACGGCGAGATCACGTCGGTGCGCTCGCCCCGCATGCGCGAGTGGGTTTGGGCGCGGGTCGGCCCCGAGGCGCGCCGCTTGATGACGGTCCACAAAGACGGAGAAGAAAAGCAGTCCATCGACAAGACCGTTCGTGCCGCACTGCTGATCCTAGCAGAGGAAAACCCCGATGAAGTACCCCCTGACGCGGCGACCGTCATCCAGTGCGCAGATGACCTCTGGGCGTCGTCGGTCGCCAAGTTCGTCCGTATGGCCGCGCTTGCGGATGTCGAGGATCACCGTGTGCGTGGCGCGTTCGTGTTCGCTGGCGGCGCTGCCACAGGCCGGGCCAGTTCGTACGGGCTGCAAGTCCACAATTTCGCCCGCAAGGTCGCCAAAGATCCGCAGGCCGTCCGTCATGCGATGTGCCGTGGACATCAGATCGTGCCTGCGTTCGGCAAGCGGGTGACGGATGTCTTGAAGGGGATGCTGCGGCCCGCGCTGATCCCGGCAGCGGGTAAACAGTTCGTCGTGGCCGACTGGTCGGCCATTGAAGGCCGGGTCAACCCGTGGCTGGCCGCAACGCCTGCGGGTGACACCAAGCTGGAGGCGTTCCGTCGTGGGTTGGACGCCTACATCGTCAACGCGGCCGCGACGTTCAGCACCTCGTACGACGCCATCTTGGCCGGCTACGAGGCCGAAGACGCTGTGTCCACCGGTCAGCGCCAGATCGGCAAGGTGCAAGAGCTCGCCTGCGGGTTCGGGGGTGGCGTGGGCGCGTTCGCCGCGATGGGGCGGGTGTACAACGTGAACCTGCCCGAGCATGAGGCCAAGCGAATGGTCAACGCCTGGCGCAAGGCCAACCCGTGGGCGCCGCTGTTCTGGTCGGACCTTGAGCGGGCCTACATGGGCGCCATGCGGCGCAAGAGTCAGGCGGTGCCGGCAGGGCGGGTATCCTACTTGTTCGATGGGGCTCATCTCTGGTACGCGCTGCCGTCTGGGCGCATACTCTGCTACCCCCACGCGCGACTCGACTCGGATGGCATCAGCTACGCCAAAGCCTCATGGAAACCCGCCGCTGACGCCAAGGAGTGGCCCCGCGCTCGCCTGTGGCCGGGTCTGGCATGTGAGAACGTCACGCAAGCCGCGGCGCATGACATCCTGCGGTATGCGCTGCGTGAACTTGAGCGCGAGGGCGAGGATGTGGTCTTGCACGTCCACGACGAAATCGTCTGCGAGACGAGCGACCCTGCGCGAACAACCGAACTGATGAAGCGGGTGATGACCAACCCGCCAGCATGGGCGGCGGGTCTGCCGCTCGGCATCGGCATCAAAACAATGACCGTTTACGGGAAGTAGGAGAACTGGCAAATGACATCACAAGAATTCATTGAGTACTTGTCCGCGCTCGCGCCTGCTGGCGAGACGGCGCTCATCGTGCGGCAGACGCCGCGCCTGGTGAACGGGGAGATGCAGTTCCACGCCAACGGCGCGATCAAGGCGTCTTGGCCGGCGTACCTGCCAACGCGGCGGATCAAGGAGGGCGAAGCGTGGTTTGGCAACACCGCCTCGTTCATCATCGACCGCTTCATTGAGGGCAAGCCCAGCGCCAGCGCCGCCAACTGCGAGTACGTGCTGGTGATGATGCTGGATGACGTCGGCACCAAGAGCAAGACGCCCCCGCTGGCCCCGACCTGGATCATGGAGACGTCAGCGGGGAACTACCAGTGGGGCTACGTTTTCAGTGACCAGCCGACCAAGCTGGAGTTTGTTGGCGCCATCAACGCCATCGCCGCAGCAGGCTACACCGACGCGGGGGCCTGCAACCCGGTCAGAAACTTCAGACTGCCTGGCTCGGTCAACTTCAAGCCCGGCAAGGACTCGTTTGTCTCGCGCCTGGTGGAGTGGGATCGCTCGCGTGAGTACACGCTGGCCGAGATCTGCGCCGGCCTGGGCGTCACGCCCGAGGTGGTCGAGTCGCTCGGCCCCCGACCCGTGCGCCTGTCCGACGACGGGGCTGATGACGTGGCGACATGGTTGTCCGAGCAGGGCTTGGTTCTGTCGCGCCCGAACACCGAGGGCTGGATGGGCGTCGTGTGCCCCAACGCGGACCAGCACACGGACGGCAACCCCGAGGGGCGTTACCTGCCTTCAGGGCGGGCGTTCTGCTGCCTGCACTCGCACTGCATCGACCTCGACAGCGCTTGGTTCTTGGAATGGGTGGCCGAGCGGGGCGGGCCGAAGCACACGCCTGGCCTGCGGGACGAACTCCTGCAGCAGGCGATGCTGCAGACCATCGGGCGGCTGACCCCCACGCCCGAGCTGGCCGGTGCGGTGGCCGAGGTGATGGCCGAGGTGGACCGGGCCGAGGCCGCGCGGACCGACAAGGCCGACTGGTGGTCCCGGTTTGCTTACGTGGTGTCCGATGATGCTTACTTCGACATGCGCGAGCGGCGCCAGTTCACGCGAACCAACTTCAACGCGCTGTTCCGGCACGTTAGTTGCCGGTCGATCCACGGCAAGAACCCCAAGATCGAGGCGTCGATCTGCTTCGACGAGCACCGGCAGACCAAGGGCGGGCGCGTGTTGGACGGTATCGCCTACAGCGCGGGCGATGACGTGCTGGTGGCCCGGGCCGGTGGCGTGTTCGGCAACAAGTGGCGCGATGGCCGGCCCGCAGTCACTGGGGGCGCCTCGGACGCCGCGGTGCGACCGTGGCTGGACCACGCCGAGCGGATGATCCCGGATCCGGCAGAGCGTGAGCATGTCCTGAACATCATGGCGTTCAAGGTTCAGCTGCCCAGCATCAAGATCAATCACGGCGTGCTGCACGCTGGCCGGCCTGGCAGCGGCAAGGATTCGCTTTGGGCGCCGTTCCTGTGGGCGGTAGGCGGGGACGGGAAGACGAACGTCGCAACCGTACGGAACGAGGAGATCAATTCCCAGTGGGGGTATGCGTTCGAGTCTGAGGTGCTGGTGCTCAACGAACTGCGCCAGCCCGAGGCGTCCGACCGTCGCGCGCTAGAGAACCGACTGAAGCCCCTGCTTGCCGCGCCGCCTGAACTGATCTCGATCCAGCGTAAGGGGCTGCACCCCTACGACGCCGCGAACAGGCTCTTGGTCTTGGCGTTTTCGAACGAGCGTGCCGCCATCTCACTGCCGTCAGATGATCGGCGCTGGTTCGTCCTATGGTCCGAGGCCGAGATCATGCCCCCTGATGCCGCCGCGCGCTTGTGGGCTTGGTACGCGGGCGGTGGCCTGGCCAGTGTGGTAGCGTGGCTCCACGCCCGTGACGTGTCTACGTTCCAGCCTGGCGCCGCCCCGCCCATGACGGAGGCGAAGGCCATCATGCTGCAGGCGGGCCTTAGCGGGTCCGAGGCGTGGCTGGTGGAGCAGATGACGCACCGTATCGGCATGTTCGCCCGTGGCGTGGTGGGCGGGCCGTGGCAGGGGTTCTTGGAGGGCCTGCAGGCCCGCGCGCCGGCCCATATCAAGCTGGTGGTTCCTGCCCTACTGCATGCGTTCCGCGAGGCCGGCTGGGAGGATATGGGGCGGGTCTACAGTACGGACCATCCGACCAAGAAACACGTTTTCCGCGCGCCTGATTGGACGGGGAGCAAGTCCGAGGCGCGCCGCTTGGTGGACCTGCCCGAGCCCAGCGCGGCTGACATCATTGCCCGCGTGAAGGGGTGAAAGAAAAGCCCGCCGGGCTTGTGGCCGGGCGGGCTTGAAGACCCCGAGGGGCGTCAGGAGAAAGTTGGCAGGCCCGACTATAGATCAAGGATGATGATCAGTCCAGCAGCCAGCAGCAGCGCCAGGCCGGCCCAGATCATTCCTCCTCCGCGTCGTCGTCGTCGTCGTCGTCGTCGTCGTCCGGGTACAGTTCCCGGCGTTCCTCTTCCAGTTCTGATGGGGTCAAAGGCCGATCCGGGTCCATACAGGGCATGGCGGGGCCGTACATGGTCAGTCCACCCATTTGTTGACACGCTCGCATGCGTCCTGGTCGGACAGGTGGCGCAGGTCGGCCGCTTGGAAGGGGCTGGATTGCCAGTTTTCGCTTACCTCGGGGTAGCGATACCAGACCATGCACCCGGCATGCACCGGATCGAATGACAGTTCTATCGTGTCGGCATGCTGGCCGACAACGGCGCTAATGGTTTCCAATTGCATAGGTCAATCCTTTCAGAATGGCGCCGTTGGCGCGTTGACGGGATAGGGCACTGGCGCGCGCACGGGCTTGGGGTCCGGGGCGTGGCCGGGGGCGGGTAACGTGATGGGGAACGGCCACGGGTGCGGGCGTGGTGGCGTGGCGTGGTGCATTGGGTTGCTGCGGGACATGCGTCACTCCAACCATGGGCCGGACAGCTCGCCGAAGGACTTCCAGCTGGTCAGGACGGACGCGGGGCTGTAGTAGGGGCGCGTCAAGCGGATGTTGACGCGGCGCATTTCGCTGCGGCGCTTGGCGTTGCGGGCGATCAGCGCCGCGTCGGAGTAGGTTTTGCACTCAACAACCAGTTTGTTGACGCGCCCGCGCGCGTCGCCCCAGCCGGACATGAATTTATCGGTCATGGTGACGTAGAACATGGTGTACCTCAGTGGATTGGATTGGACTGTGCGATGCTGGCGCATCCAATAGGCGCCCGCTGGGGGCGCCTAGGCGGATGAGTCAGGCGTTAATCTTGCGGATGGTCTCGCGGGCGTCATCGAGGGCGCGCGAGACCATATCGACGTAATAGCCGTCAGTCTCGCGCACAAAGTCGAGCGCGGACCGATAGCAGCATCCGCCGAGGTAATCGAGACCGAGCGTAGCCCCGGCACGCTGCGCCTCCACGCGCACCATGAACCAGTCGAGCGCGCCATTGGCGATTGCTTGGACGGTCTCCTCGTCATTCAGGTGGTTGTTAGGGTCTGTGTCTTCTGGTGCAACCGAAACGATGACGTCAAAACCGTCGATGACGTCGGCGTGGATGGTTTGCCAATGTGCTGTCATGATGTGGTTCTCCGTCAGATGAATGCGGCCAACAACAGCCCGAGGGCGGCGCCGAAAGCGCAGGAAAAGATGATGTCGCGGGTGCGCATGGTGTCAGTTCTCCTTTGGATACGGGCCTACAAAAAAGGCGTTGCGTTCTTTACGTCCCCACGGGTAAACGTAGGGGGTGTTACTTAACTCACTGGAGTGGTGGCCCGGATAATGTGGCGGCCCCGGTGGTAGCTCTTCCCCCTCAACTGTGTGGTCGTAAGGGATTCGCAAACCCGTAAACGCGCCCATTTCATTCCTTGGTGTGAGCGGGATGCCCCGCTAGTTGATCTTTGCTCCATGCAATCGCGTCGTCGGGGTTCGGAAAGAATGGACATCCCGTCATCGTGAACCATCGGTTCAGGGTGCTAACCCATATCTCAGCGCGCCACCCCTCCAAGGGTGTTTTTGCGGCAGATATTTTCGGCATGTTGCGGCTCCAAAGATGGGCGAGCCCGTAGGCTCGCCGGGTTGACGTCAGATGATGAACTCGGGGTGGTTCGTGATTTGCCATGCGCGGGCCTGCTGCAGCAGTTGCGCAGTTGTCCGACCTGACATGCTGGCTCGGATCAATGCAGACATGGAGCGGGCGAGTGTGCCGGTATCGACAAGGCCTGCAGCGTGCCACTGCTGCAGCTTGTTGACTTCGCGTTGTTCTGACTTGGTCATGTTAGGTCACCTAGGTTACGCGCGGGAATCGCGCGACAGGTGTTAATGTACGGGATTGTCGTTCACCCAGTAAAGTGTAGGGGCTTTGCCAATCGTATGATGATTGCCAAGACATCCCGTTACCTAAGCTGGCGTGAGGGGATTAGGCGCTGCAGCGCCGCCATCTTAGTCTGCCCACTAACCCACGGTCTATGCGCGTCTGACGTGCTTTGCCACCGAGGGAGATATGCTTTATAGGTCACCTAATCATTAACTGTCAGTAAAAACAGTAAATATAAGTATATAAGCATATACTGATATATGGGCATGGCGGCGCACGCGTCCGGCGCGACTTCGATATGCTATGCCCAGAGCGCCTACCATGACCTATAAGCTTTTTGACCCCCAAGACCACCGGCGCGCAGCTTCGCACCCTCGAGGCCACATAGGCGCATGGCATGGCATAGCCTAGATCACCTATCGCCAAGGTGGCCATGCTGGCCAGGGCAGCGACCCGGATAGGCGTGACCTAATGACCTAACAGACGGCAGACGGCAGACGGCAGACGGCGTGCGGCCCAGGCGCCAGGATGGGGGGGAGGGGAGGGCCGGCGACCTGAGCGGTCAAAAACGAAGGGCTCGCAGACAATTTTTATTTTTTGGGGCCACAAGCAAAAATTATTTTTGCAGACACAAACGGAAAAGGCTTACGCTATACTCAGATCGCCATGTTCAAGTCGCTCCCGCTGACCATCCGCGAAGTCAAAGCCACGGAGGCCGTGCTGAACCGCGTGTATGACGCGGCGAAACTGGGGCTGAAGGGCGACAACCTGGCGTTGGCGGCTGGGTTGTTGCCAAGCGAATACCGGCGCTTGCGCGAACTAGACCCGATTGCGGAGTTGGCCGAGCAGAAGGGCCGCGCGGATGGCGAGATCGCCATGTCCACGGTGTTGCATGAGGCGGCGATGAACGGCGACTCCAAGGCGGCGCTTGAGATACTGAAGCACGCTCACGGTTGGGTGGCCAAGCAGCAAGTACAGATCGACGTGGCGCAGCAGATCAGCATCACGGCGGCGCTTGAGCAGGCGCAGTCGCGGGTGTTGGAACTCGTACATGAGGTGACGGATGCAAGAGCCCCGGTTCTCGGCGGACCAAGAGCAAGGCTTGATGGCCAGGCTCTGGAGTCCGGCGATAGCGAACGACCCTGAGAAGTTCGTCCTGTTCGCGTTCCCGTGGGGCGAGAACGGCACGCCGCTGGCCAAGCACAAGGGGCCGCGCGCGTGGCAGCGTCAGGTGCTGCGCGACATCCGCGACCACATCGCCAAGAACGGGTCGATAGACGCCTACCAGGTGCTGCGCATGGCCACGGCGTCAGGGCGGGGCATCGGTAAGTCGGCGCTGGTCAGTTGGCTGGTGGTGTGGATGCTGACCACGCGCATCGGGGCGAGCGTCATCGTGTCGGCCAACAGCGAGGCGCAGCTCCGCAGCATCACATGGGCCGAGATCACGAAGTGGCTGGCGATGCTGATCAACAGCCACTGGTGGGAGATCAGCGCGACGCGGATCACGCCGGCCAAATGGCTGAGCGAGATCGTCGAGCGCGATCTGCGCAAGGGCACGCGGTACTGGGGCGCGGAAGGGCGGCTGTGGTCGGAGGAGAACCCTGACGCCTACGCCGGCCTGCACAACAGCGACGGCGTGCTGCTGATCTTTGACGAGGCCAGCGGCATACCGGACACGATCTGGGACGTGGCGCAGGGCTTCTTCACGGAGAACACGCCGCACCGGTTCTGGCTGGCGTTCAGCAACCCCCGGCGCAACCAGGGGTACTTCTACGAATGCTTCAACGCCAAGCGGGCGTTCTGGAACACGCGGCAGATCGACGCGCGCACGGTCGAGGACACGGACAAGAGCGTCTACGAGCAGATCATCGAGGAGTACGGCGAGGACAGCCCGCAGGCCCGCATTGAGGTCTACGGCGAGTTCCCGTCAACGGGTGACGAGCAGTTCATCGCCCCAAGGCTGGTCGATGAGGCGTTCAAGCGCGCCAAGTACAAAGACCCCGGAGCGCCCATCGTGATCGGCGTGGACCCGGCGCGCAGCGGGTCGGACTCGACCGTTATCGTGGCCAGGCAGGGGCGCGACATACTGGAGATCCGGCGCTACCGGGGCGACGACACCATGACGGTCGTGGGGCACGTCATTGAGGCGATTGAGGACTTCAAACCCGCGCTGACGGTGCTGGACGAGGGCGGGCTGGGGTACGGCATCCTTGACAGGCTGAACGAGCAGCGTTATAAGGTGCGCGGCGTCAATTTTGGCTGGAAAGCCAAGAACCAGGTCATGTGGGGCAACAAACGGGCCGAAATGTGGGGCGCAATGCGCGACTGGTTGCGCACCGCGGCCATCAAAGAGGACCGGCAGCTCAAAACGGACCTGACGGGGCCGAAAACCAAGCCTGACAGCAGCGGAACGATCTATCTGGAGTCGAAAAAGGACATGAAAGCCCGCGGATTGGCCTCTCCAGACGCTGCTGACGCGCTGGCGGTCACGTTCGCCTTTCCTGTGGCCTCCAGAGAGCGCGTGGACCGCCCCAGAACGCTTACAATGCGCGACAGAAGCCAAATGTCGGCGAGTTGGATGGGGGCGTAATGGCCGATTACACGGGAATCACCGCCGCAGCAGCCGTCGCCAACGGCGGCGGGGGCAAAAACAAGTCCGAATCGGACGTTTTGGCTACTGCCCGCACCCGGCTGAATCAGGCAATTTCGGCCTACAGCGAGAGCCGGGAAGACGAGATTGACGACCTGAAGTTCTTCGCCGGCAGTCCGGACAACCACTGGCAGTGGCCAGCAGACGTTCTGGCCACCCGCGGCGCGGTGCAGGGGCAAACGATCAACGCCAGGCCGTGCCTGACGATCAACAAGCTGCCGCAGCACGTCCGGCAGGTCACCAACGACCAGCGGCAGAACCGCCCCAGCGGCAAAGTAATCCCGGCTGATGACAAAGCCGACGTCGAGGTCGCGGAAATCTTTGACGGCGTGGTGCGGCACATTGAGTACATCTCTGACGCCGACGTGGCCTACGACACGGCCTGCGAGAACCAAGTGTCGTTCGGTGAGGGCTACATCCGCATCCTGACCGAATATTGCGACGACAACACCTTCGATCAGGACATCAAGATCGGGCGGGTGCGCAACTCGTTCTCGGTCTACATGGACCCGATGATCCAAGACCCCTGCGGGGCTGACGCCAAGTGGTGCTTCATCACTGAGGACATCACCCGCGAGGAGTACCACCGGCTGTACCCCAAGGCGTCACCCGCCAACACGTTGATGAGTCTGGGCGTAGGCGACCAGTCCCTGAGCCAGTGGATCAACGACGACACGATCCGCATCGCTGAGTACTTCTACGTCGATTACGACACCGCCACGCTGAACCTGTACCCCGGCAACCAGACGGCGTTTGCCGGCTCGCTTGAGGACAAGGAACTCAAGGCGATGTTCGGCAAGCCGATTCGCTCGCGCCAGGCCGACCGCAAGCGCGTCAAGTGGTGCAAGATCAACGGTTACGAGATCCTTGAGGAGCAGGAGTGGGCCGGCAAGTACATCCCCGTTGTGCGGGTGGTCGGCAACGAGTACGAGGTTGATGGGCGGGTGTACGTCTCCGGGCTGGTGCGCAACGCCAAGGACGCCCAGCGGATGTACAACTACTGGACCAGCCAAGAGGCCGAGATGCTGGCGCTGGCTCCAAAGGCACCGTTCATCGGCTACGGCGGGCAGTTTGAAGGCTACGAGAACCAATGGAAGACTGCAAACACCCAGAACTGGCCGTATTTGGAGGTCAACCCCGATGTGACGGACGGCGCGGGCAACACGCTGCCGCTGCCGCAGCGCGCCATGCCTCCGATGGCTCAAACGGGCCTGATTCAGGCCAAGATGGGGGCCGCAGAGGACATCAAGGGCACTACGGGGCAGTACAACGCATCGTTGGGCTTAGAAAGCAACGAACGCTCAGGCAAGGCCATCCTGGCCCGCCAGCGTGAAGGCGACACAGGGACGTACCACTATGTTGATAATCTGGCTCGGGCTGTGCGTCATGTTACTCGTCAACTGGTGGATCTGATCCCCAAGATCTACGACACGGAACGCATCGCGCGCATCATCGGCGAGGACGGCGAATCCAGCATGGTCAAGATGAGCCCCATGCAGCCTGAGCCGGTGCGCAAGATCGTCAACCAGCAGGGCATCGTGATCGACAAGATCTACAACCCCAGCGTCGGCAAGTACGACGTGGTGGTGGTGACAGGTCCGGGCTACGCCACCAAGCGCCAGGAGGCGCTGGAGGCGATGGCTCAACTGCTGCAGACCAACCCGCAACTGTGGGCAGTGGCCGGCGACCTGTTCGTCAAAAACATGGACTGGCCTGGCGCGCAGGAACTTGCCAAGCGGTTTGAGAAGACCATTGACCCGCAGATCATGAGCGACGCAGACGAGAACCCGGCGCTGCAAGCCGCCAACCAGCAGATGCAGGCGATGGCGCAGGAAATGCAGCAAATGGCCAGCATGCTGCAGCGCGTCCATCAGTCGATGGAGGCTCAGAAGCTGGAGATCGACAAATTCAAGGCTGAGACGGACGCCGAGGTCAAGGCGTACGAGGCTGAGACACGGCGACTGCAGGCAATGGCCGCGGGCATGCAGCCTGAACAAGTGCAGGAGGTCGTCATGCAAACGCTGCGCGACGTCATGACGGTCGGCGACATGGTGGTCAACCAGCGCGCGGCTGAGA